GTTAAGTTACAAACTCGTGGTCAACTCATGGGTAGTATTGTATCATTCCCTGTATTGTGTATTGCAAATGCAGCTATATGTCGTTGGACTCTTGAACTACAAGATCAACGTATATACATGCTGCGTGATTGCAAGTTAGCAATAAATGGTGATGATGCAGTATTTCCATGTAATGACTTTGGTCGTTCAACTTGGGAAAAAATTGGTACTTTTTGTGGACTGGAGCCTTCTATAGGTAAGGTCTACTATTCCAATTCTTTCCTCAATATCAATTCCACGACATATAATTATCACAAGGACGGCTATGAATCTGTCTTCTTAGATAGTTTAAAATCCCGGATGTCACGTACTAGGCTAATTTACTTTGAATTAGTAAAGTATGTAAATCTAGGTTTACTATTTAATATGCAGCGTTCAGGTGGTCCCTCTGACGGTCTTGATACTCGTGAGTTATCTATATCGGCACGATGTAGAGAATTGATAAAACATAGTCCATATCAGCTCCAAGAGCGAGTTATGGGACAGTTTTTGATGTTGAATGATAAGCAACTTAAACGGTTTGGTTTACCCTGGTTCATTCCTGAGCAACTTGGGGGGTTAGGTTTGACGAGTGTTGGTAAGTATGGTAATAAATCTATTGACTTGAAATTAGCCAAGATGATTTATGATGATCCACAACGCTATCCAATTGATAGTGTCCCTGTGAAAGCCAATTGGCAGACATGGAAATATGCTATCAAGCGTTTTGGAGCACATTTGCCACCAATGTATATTAATGATTTTGGTATGAGTGATTCACCAAATCACCGTGTATACAGTTGGAACAAATTACTTAGTTTAGCATGCATTGAGGCGTTGTTTCGTGTGAAGAATCTAAAGGAACTTTATTTAAAGAACCCGAAGACGTTCACCGTTGCTTCGAACACATTGCGTCGGAACTCCAACACATACAAACGAGCCCTTTTCGATACTAAAGGTCAGCTAGCTGGTTTACCTAAGTTCGATCCTCGTTACTTCCCTAAGGTACTTCACATGGATGATGTACCGATGCTTCTTCAGAGACAGCATTAGACAATTTTAATATCTACACTATGTGACAACAAATGGCATACCATATAATAAATGGTTATCCATATCTTCGAACCATTATGGTGGTGTACTAATACACTTAAGTAATGGGGGAAGTTGCACCTCTATTGTGACCAACTAAAC